TTCTATCAATTCAGACCGATTCAAGCTGTTTAATGCGATTTTAAACCTTTAAAAAACATTAAAACAGTATGGCAACATTTAAAGCAATTGTATTTAAGGGACATCTAAAACAAGATGGAACATCAAATATTAAAATTAGAATCTATCACAATAGAGAGTCACAGTATATAGCCACTTGTTATTTCATTCAACCTGAAGGAATGGATGGAGTCGGCCGGATCTTGCCTAATGTGGCAAATGGAGAAATGATAGAGTATGAGATCAATGCATATATCCAAAAGATCCGGAGAGAGTATTTAAAGCTAGGACAAGAAAGAACTCAGTTTATGTCATGCAAGGATTTAAAAGAAGAAATAGAGAAATCCCTAGCTCCTGACGCCGAGTTTATAGACTTCGTAGAGTTCGCTCAAAACATAGTAATTCAGACGAAAAAGAAAAAGACAGCTGAATGGTATAGCTCTTCTATTGATACACTATGTTGGTACACAAAAAGAAAGAAGATAGATATTAAGCTAATCACCTCATTTCTGCTAAATAAGATGATCAAAGACTTATATCACTCCGGTCCTGCCGGCATTCCCTTAGAACCGGGCACAATAAGCCATTACCTTAGAGGACTGAGAGCATTGTATAACAAAGCCAAGCTCTATTACAACAATGAGGACTTTGATATTATAAGAATCCCAGGCGATCCGTTCAAAAAGGCTGAGATACCGGAGTACCGGAGAAAACGAAAGAATATAGATATCATTACCTTGCTAAAGATCAGGGATTTCCAATCTGATAAAAAACGCACTAATATGGCACGTGATGTCTTTATGATGATGTTCTACATGATGGGAGTCAACATCAATGACCTATATAGCATTTCGTGTGAACGCCGCGGAAGACTGGAATATACGCGTTCTAAAACGAATACAGAGAAGAATCACGAACAGGTACCGCTTTCCGTCAAGATTGAGCCAGAGCTTCGCGTCCTGCTCGATAAATACACAGAGGGGTATTTCCTCTCCTACTTTCATACTAATTATTGTAGCCTGAATAATTTCATGCGAGCAATCAATAATGGGCTGAAAGATATTTGTCTGAATCTAGAACTCGACTTCAAAATCACCACGAACTGGGCCCGCCACAGCTGGGCCAGCTTGGCAAGAAATAAAGCCGGAGTACCGAAGGCAGACATTGACTTCTGTCTCGGTCATGTGAATAATGATTATAAGATGGCTGACATCTACATTGATATAGATTATAGCATTTGTGATAAAGCAAATCGCACTGTATTGGATTTATTACAGAAAAAAGAAGAAAAAAAAGACTGAAACGTTTGCAAATACAAAAACTCTATATATATTTGCAGACAGAATGGTGTTGAGCTGGATGAAACAATAGTTTTATCCGGCTTTTATTGCATATATATGCTTCAATAGCTCTTATTACTGAAACTCATCTCTTCTTTACGCTATGCGCCGCAAAACAATGACGCATGGAAATTATAGTTTCAAAAACAGCTTTATTAGATAAGCTGAAATCAATCGGGCGAATTATACAGCCTAAAAACACAATACCAGCTTATGACAACTTTTTGTTTGTCGTTGATGAAGATGGTCTTATTCTAGTAACAGCAGGAGAAGAAGGCGGACGCATCTCTACAAACGTAGATGGTAATGCAGACTTCATCAATTATTCTTTCATGGCTAATGCCAAGACATTACTCGACGGATTAAAAGAGATTCCCGAACAGCCATTGACCATATCCATCCTTGAAAAGGAATTGATTGTCAAGTACGCTAATGGCAGGTTTTCAATACCACTTGAAAAAGGCGATCAATACCCATCCATGAACACGGATGATACTGCCAGCCCATTTCTTGTTTCTGGTAATGACTTATTATACGGAATAAGACAAGTCTTGATCTGTAGTGCCAATGATGAACTCCGTCCGGTACTGAATGGTGTCTATTTTGATATCGGTTTAGATTCAATGTCATTTGTCGCAACAGATGGTACCCGTCTAGCAATGATTGAGAATCCATCCGCTTATACGCGCAAGGAACGGGCCGCCTTTATCCTGCCGAGCAAGTTTGCTAAAATCCTTTCTAATATTGTTCCGGAGGATTGGATGGAAGTAGAGATATCAGTAAATCAGACTAATATTTTATTTGAGTTTGATTCATACCGGTTAATCTGCCGTATGATCGAAGGCCGGTACCCTAACTATCGTGTCGTTATCCCTCAAAAACAGCCCAATCGTGCAGTATTAAAGAAAGCCGATATAGTCTCTGCTCTAAAACGTGTATCTGTCTTCTGTGATGAAAGTTCGTCTTTAGTAGTACTCAAGTTCGATTCCGACTCTCTTAAAATAGCAGCTCATGATTTAGATTTTTCTAAGTCTGCAGAAGAAACGATTCCTCTGCAGTCAGGCTGTAATATTGAAATCGGCTTTAGAAGCAGTTTCATAATTGAAATGGTGAATAATATTCCTTCGGAAGATATTGCCATCACCATGAGCGATCCGTCGAAAGCCTCAATCTTTACCCGCTGCGATGAAGAAGTTCGTAGCCTTACTTATCTATTAATGCCTTTATCAATTAATTATTAATGCTATGGGAAAAGAGAATCAATCATTTAAACAGGTTATTCAATCATACCTAGAAGAACGAGCAAAGAAAGACTCTCTCTTTGTTGCCTCTTTTGCGAAGCCAAACAAGAATATAGATGAATGTTGTAATTACATTATAGGCGAAGCTAGAAAACGCGGTGGTAATGCTGTATGTATGTCTGATGATGAAGTATTCGGGTTAGCGGTCCATTACTACGATGAAGACAATATCAAGGTAAATAAACAATCAAAATCGAAAGTAGTAGTTCCTAAGCAACCTGAAAAGCAAAAGGAACTAACGTTAACAGTTGAGAAGCCTAAACCGGAACAGGTTGCTCCTAACAAACGTAAAGGGAAGAAAAAAGAAATACCATCAGGACAATTTTTATTATTTGAGGATCTATGAAACCAAAAACAGCGTTACAGAGACAGGTTGTAAAGCTGAGTGCTAAGCTTCCTGCTATTACTGAAAATCAGACCGCCTGGGCAATAAAAAATTGCTTTAAGGTGGAAGGATTCCATAGGGCTAAAAAGATTTGGTGTACTGAGTGCGGAGAAGTCTTTGAGGCTAAAGAATCTGATTTGTCATACTCTTTATTGGGTGCGAATTGTCCTTGTTGTGGAAAGCACCTTAAAGTACAAAGAAGTCGTAAAAGGGTATATTCACCTCAATCAATGTACTTCACGCTTATAACCACGATCGGAGGATTCCAAGTTTTAAGGCATTTTGTTATTTCCAAGTCCTGCCGCGTAGGCCAACCCGCCGACATGAAGATCAACGAAGCTGTTCAGAATTGGATATCACCCAAAGGTATTGAGGTAATAATGTCCAAATCATCCAGCTATTGCTATGGAGCTTATGATCATTGGTGTTGGAGTTCAGACATGGAAATACGTTCTGATTATGGTATAAAAGACAAATACCACATTTGGGCAAGTCATATCAAAACCATAAGACTACTCCCAAAACTGAAGTATGCTGGAATCGATGAGAATTTTAATGGTATCACTCCCGATATCCTATTCAGGATGTTATTGCGTTATCCGTTTGTTGAGACATTGATAAAGCAAGGTGATAAAGAATTATTGGAATATATGGAAGATAATATAACCCAAGTTGGAAAGTTCTGGCCAGCAATAAAAATAGCCAGACGTCACGGCTTTAAGATTACGAAACATACCGATCTGAGAATGTATTTTGATTACTTGGAAATGTCCAATACCATCGGAAGAGATATTCGTTCTCCTAAATACGTCTGTCCAAAGAATCTAAAGCAAGCTCACGATGAAGTGATGAAAATAAAACAGAAAATAGATGCTAAGATTGACTTTGAGAAAAAGAGGAAACAAGCAATAAAAGATGAGAAAGAATATCTAAAACAGAAAGGTCGTTTCTTCGGTATAGCATTCGGTGACAATCTTATCCAGATTGGCGTTCTACAAAGCGTTATGGACTTCTTAGAAGAAGGAAAAGAAATGCACCATTGCGTGTTTACTAATAAATACTACAGAAAGTCAGAGTCTTTGATTCTAACAGCTCGTATTGGTAATAAGCGCATCGAAACGGTTGAAGTAAATCTGAAAACATTGAGTATTGTCCAGTCACGGGGTGTTTGTAATAATAATACTGAGTATCATGAACGCATTATTGGACTCGTAAAAAAGAATATGAACTTAATACGTCAGAAACTGACGGCATAGCATACAATGACCTATATAGATTATATAAACCAATTTTGGAAGATGAATCGAAGTGTAGAATTCAGCCCGAACGAAGTCTTTTTGTACTTCTATCTCTTGAATGAGTGCAATATTCGGGGTTGGCAGAATCCGTTTGAACATCCCAACAAGACTATCGTCCTCGCAACCGGTATATCAGAGAAGACCGTCATTGAAGTTAGGAACAGATTGCAGCAAAAAGGTTTAATAACTTTCGAATCGGGTAAAAAGAATGCAAAATCGCCAGTTTATTACTTACTTGACGAAAGTAAAACGGTAAGTAAAGAGGTAAGTAAAACGGTAAGTAAAAGGGTAAGTAAAACGGTTAACATTAAAGATAAGACTAAAGACAATAAGACAATATCTCCCTTACGCGTGGGAGAGCTGTTTCCGGCTGATAGTTTTTTCGACAAGTCTTTGGACGACTGTTATACTGAACTTAAATCGAATCGATCATGGGCGGAAACAGTAACGATGAATACTCGTTCTTCTGGAAACCCTGATTTCACGCTAGAAGCCTTTTACGGGTTTCTGGAGAAGTTCTTTATGAAATTGCAGAATGAAGGAGAAACGGCGAAGTCGCCTAAGGATGCGATGTCTCACTTTGCCCGATGGCTGACATTTGAACTTAAAAACAAGAAAGATGAACGGAGAATTAATAAAAACAGGGATGCAGACAGTACTAAGCCCGTCGCAGATAGTCCAGGTGACAGCAGTAATCCGAAGGGAGTTAACTCCAATACAGAAGGCCTTACAGGCTGGATTGACAGCCTCTCAATTGGTCGCTGAATGGAGTGGAACAATCGCACAATTGAACTGTAATGTCTCATTGTTTGATGTGGCTAATGCAGAGAATATCCCTACTCTAGCTGACGTAAACAGAAGCTTTAGCAATTCGACATCAGTAGAGATTATTACTGAACATTTGAAGTCAGTATTAAGATATGCCGGTGTTGAACTAACCGATGCTCAACTGGCGGAAACAGCCTTATCAATTTTATCTAGTTACTGGTACCTGAACTTAGCCGAGTTATGCATTTTCTTCTCCCAACTAAAGAATGGCAGCCGAGGACAATTTGTATGGGGAACGAAAATCAACAATCAAGCTATCATGGTGGCACTTGCCGATTTTTGCAAAGACAGACGTAGAGAGATTGAGCATAAGGAAAACATAAGGATACGTCAAGACACGGAAAACGGATATTCCCGATCAGAGACATTGTCTAAAGACATCGTTCTAGGTACAAAAGGTATTAAAAACGCTCGAGAAGAAGCAATGCAAAGTTTTGAGGCCTTTCTAAAGTTCTTCCCACATCTACCGAAGAAGTACGATGCTAAAGTTCTATGGAGAGCATGGGGAGGCGACAATGAAGCTCTGCATAAAATCTACGGCGAGAAGATTCCTGCTAAAGATGTGGCCGAAATGGATATAGGAATGTATTTGTGTAATTACAACATTGCCAAGGGTAAAGAGTTGGAAAAATAAATGCGGCCGGCGTACCACCACCGACCGCTTTCATAAGCATAAAGCTTTGTATTGCTATTAGGAACAGCAAATATATAAAATCTTTATGCATATGGCAAGTGAAGCAGTAAATAATTACATAACTAAGCGCTACGAGCGATGGCTTGATTACTCTTTGTATCATTGTGGGCTTGCTGGTATTTCAGACGAAGCGACAGATGTCCTAAATGAGGTCATATGTTCGCTCCTTCAGAAGCAAAGCAAGCTACTTGATAAATTACTCGACACAAAGAAAAATGGCTATACAGAGCTTGATTTCTTTGTTTTGAAGATGATAAAGTTGAACGCATCCTCTCCTACTTCACAGTACCGGAGTAGATACAAACCTTTACCAGTGGATGATAATGTAGATTATTCCAGGCTGGACATCGAGGATATTTCAGATGATTCAGAAGATCGGAATGCTGAAATATTAGAGAAGCTGCATTTAGTAAGAGAGACATTTGAAAGCCTGGACCTTGGTACGGTGGCAGCCCGTGTCTTTGAGTTCCATTTCTTTCAAGACGGAAACTTCTCGGAATGGAAAGGCCCGGAGACATTGAAACAGCTATATGAGATATATAACGGAGTACAAGAACTTATCAGAAAGAAAATTGCCGGGGAGTCTATATTTTAGTTGAAATTCCTTGGTCATGGAAGAAAAAGAAGAAATTACAATTGATCCCCGGAACTATCGTATCCATGGGGACGAGAACAAACGGCTTATCCACAAAAGCCTTATTGAGTGTGGAGCCGGTCGGTCTGTATTAACTGACCGGAACAATGTGTTAATAGCTGGAAACGGCGTCTATGAAGAAGCTCAAAAGCTAGGGCTCAAAGTACGAATTATCGAGTCTGACGGCAAAGAGCTAGTTGTAATAAAGCGTACCGACTTATCTACGGAAGATGAGAAGAGGAAATTGCTGGCTCTAGCGGATAACCATACTTCTGATACTTCTGAATTTGATTTGGATTTGGTGATAGAAAACTTCTCAGCTGATATATTAAACGATTGGGAGTTTTCCGTAGACGATATTGAATTTTCGGCCGATACGTTCAATGCAGATAGTGAAGAGAATAGTAATCTTTATACAAAGAAAATAGTATCTCCTATTTACACACCAACCGGTTGTAAGCCTGCAATTTCAGACCTTTATAATCTAGGGAGATACCAACATCTAATGAAGCAGATAAAGGGATATGATTTGGATGAGCAAGCCAAAGAGTTTCTTCAAATTGCAGCTTCGAGACATATCGTTTTCGATTATGGTAAAATTGCAGAATTTTATTCCCAATCAAACGCTGATATTCAGACTTTAATGGAAGAATCCGCCCTAGTCATTATAGATTTCAACAAAGCTATTGAACTAGGATACGTTTGTTTGAAAAAGGAATTGTCAGACTCTTATTTGGAGGATTATAACGATGATGAGAAATAGTAACTTTGTTGCATTGATACTTACGCATGGTCGTCCTAACAATGTACGAACTGTGAAAACATTAAGAAAATGCGGCTATACAGGAGATGTTATCATAGTATTAGACAATGAAGATAAGACAATAAATAAATATCGTGAGATTTACCAAAACACATATGTATTTGACAAGAAAGAAATAGCATCAAGAATAGATGAAGGTGATAATTTCAATGACCGCCGAGCTATTATCTACGCTAGAAATGCATCATTTGAAATAGCGAAGGAGAAAGGATATAGGTATTTTATTGAGCTGGATGATGACTATACAGAATTCTCATATACCTATAACCAATGCGGTGAAATGGAACAAAGAAGTATTTTCAATCTTGACAAAGTGTTTGATATCCTAATTGACTTTAAGAATAAAACAGGTGCTTTGGCAGTTGCTTTGGCTCAGAGAGGGGATTTTGTCGGAGGTAGACATAATAATATAGTCCGCGGTGAATTACTCAAACGAAAGGCAATGAATTCATTTATCTGTGATACGGATATGCCTTTTAAGTTCTTTGGAAAAATTAATGAAGATGTGAACACTTATACCTTACTGGGTAGCAGAGGAAAATTATTTTTTCAGATACCTCATGTCTCACTGAATCAGGTAACAACCCAACAATCAGAAGGCGGAATGACTGATATATATTTGGATAGTGGGACTTACGTAAAATCTTTTTATACGGTTATGTACGCTCCTTCTTGTACAAAGATACGTCTTATGGGAACTGTATATAGACGTTTACATCATAGCATAAGTTGGAATAACGCCGTTCCTAAAGTAATTCCTGTGAGCTGTAAAAAGTAGTCCTTATTTATATTTTAATTTGAAGTTTATCCAAGTTAAGGCAAGAGTAATCACAATTTGTTAGTTATAGTTAGTTATGACAGAGAAGAAGAATCCGGACGAGAAGAAAAAAAGAGGGCGTAAATCGGAGTACCAAAAAGAGTATGCCGATCAAGCTCTTAAGCTTTGTTTATTGGGTGCAATAGATAAAGAACTCGCCGAGTTCTTCTCTGTTTCTGTACAGACTTTAAACAAATGGAAAAAAGACTATCCCGAATTTCTTGAGTCCCTAAAAAAAGGGAAAAATATTGCGGATGCCAATGTGGCGTACCGTCTCTATAACCGTGCGATTGGCTATAATTGTAAAGCAACGAAGTTTGCTGCGACAGAGGGAAAGATTACCGATTCGAAAGAATACATTGAACACTATCCTCCTGATACAACGGCTGCAATATTTTGGCTAAAGAACCGGCAGCCGGAAAAATGGCGTGACAAGAAAGAAGTTGACGCAAATGTGAATCTTGGTGATGAACTGGAAGGATTGAGTGACGAACAGTTACAGGCTATTATTGATGGTAAAGAAGAAAAGTAAAAGAGAAATATTGATTCGTAAGGCGAAAGCTGCTACCATACTCCGCAAACGAATAGCAAAGAAAGACTTTTGGGCATTCTGTTTGTACTATGATCCGAAGTTTTTCTCTAAACGTCTGTTCCTAAAAAAGGTCGCTAAAGCGTTCATGCGCGTGTACAGTTCGTATTCTGCGGGTATAATCTACCGTCTTGCTGTCAGTATGCCACCACGTGCCGGAAAGTCATATATATCTTCTCTTTTCATCGCTTGGATGTATGGACACTTTCCCGAAGAATCTGTAATGCGTAACTGTTGTTCTGACACGTTATACAACAAGCTCTCTTATGATACCCGCGATATTGTCAAATCAAAACGTTATCGTGAGATATTTACTGAGATTCACCTAAAAGGAGATAAACAGAATGTCAAAGGCTGGAATGTAGAAGGCGCTCGGCAGGTTAGCTACTTCGGTGGCGGTGTCGGCGGTACTGTGATCGGATTCGGTGCATCTATGCTCGCCATGACAGACGACTTGTACAAGAGTCTGGAGGATGCACTATCTGACAATAACAATGAGAAGGTATGGTCATGGAAGCAAGGTACGCACGACTCCCGTATTGAAGGAAGTTGTTGCCTTATTGATATTGGTACTCGCTGGTCCTCTAGTGACGTCCTCGGACGTTTAGAAGAAGCCGGTAAGTACAATGAAATCATCCGAATTGCCGCTCTTGATGAAAACGAAGAAACTTTCTGCGCTGATGTACATACAACAGAGTATTACAGGGAACTTCGTTCTGAAACTGATGAAAGTATCTGGATGGCCGAATATATGCAAGAGCCGTTCGAAGCCAAAGGATTGTTATTCCCAAAATCCTCTCTTATGCGCTTCAATAGTGTTGATATTGCAGGAAAGAAACCTGATGGTGTACTTGGTGCTTGCGATACAGCAGACAAGGGAGATGATGATTTTTGCGCACCATTCGCAAAGGTATTCGGACCGAAGTACTTTATTACGGACGTTCTATTTACCAAAGACCCTGTAGAAGTTACTGAACCACGCCTAGCACAAATGGTTATTGATACAGAGTGCGATCAAATGCGTATAGAGTCAAACAATGGAGGACGTATATTTGCAATTCATGTACGCAGGATGGTAGCAGCTGAAAAGAAGATATGTGCAATACAGGCTCGTCCTACTACTCAGCATAAAGAAACACGTATTATCATGAAAGCTGGCTGGATTAAAAAGTATTGCGCTTTTCTCGATGAATCGGAGTACACCAAAGGATCAGACTACGGTCGTTTCATGAAAGCACTTACCAGCTATAAACGCGAAGGTGATAATGCTCATGACGATGCACCGGATGGTATGACAATTCTCGCTGAGTTTGCCGAATCACTTGGTCTGAAATTAAAAACATCGACTCGTAAAGTGGGTCGTGGATAAATATTGTTTGCCATATATTTTAAGAGAAAAGTATATGCCATCAATTAGTGAGATTTTAGTTCAAGACGACTTTGGAAGGGTTGTTAGTGATCTTTGCGTGGACACCATAGAAAATCGTGAGCCACGGGAATATTTAGAAGAGTATAATGGTAAGCGTAACCGTCGCACTACATCCGTTGGTTTCCGTGAACCTAAGACAGTAGCTGTCTATTCTGAAACAGAAGAAGAATTGAATACCCAAACGGGTAAAATGGAGCCTAAACGATTAGAGGATAAAACTGTTCCTGTAGCCAAAATAGTGACCAATATCCCAAAGAAGATTGTCCGCACAGCAGCAGCTTTTTTATTTGGCGGAGATATGACCATCACAGCAGATAATACAGATGATGCAAGCTTGGAGGATTTCAAAAAGATATTTGTCCGCAAACTCAAAATGAAGTCAGTACTTATGAGCTTTGCCCGTAAGGTGTTGTCAGAAACAAAAGCCGCTATCGTATTTTACCCTGTAAACAAAGTTGTAAATGGGAAAAAAGTCCCAGAACTGAAAGCCAAGATACTCTCTTTGCCAAAGGATGATAACGTTACTTATGAGTTCTATCCACATTTTGACGATGATGATGATATGGATGCTTTCATTCATAAGTTCACAACCAAGATTGGCTACTCTACCTACGAGTGTGTCAAAATATACACCTCAGACAATGTTATCACAGCTATAAATAAGGGGGGCCAGTGGGAAATCAAGTCAGATAAGAACCTATTCGGCAAAATCCCTGTAGTATATGCAGAGGTAGATCAACCGGACTGGGAAGATGTCGCTTTACTCATGGACCATTATGAAATGCGGATCTCTAGAATGTCAGACACTAACGACTACTTCGGAGACCCAATGCTAAAATCTTTCGGTTTGTCGAATCTCCCATCAAAAGATACAGTAGGGAAAGAATTAAACTTTTCTATGGAAGTTGACCCTGATACCGGCACTGCGTATCATGGTGATGCTGAATACCTATCATGGCAACAGTCCATAGATTCACAAAAGGAAGAGATTAGTAATGAACGCCACGAAATATTCTCTGGTGCATCATGTCCTGATTTGTCGTTTGACAATCTTATTGGCATAGGTGACCTATCAGGCGTCTCCCGTGAGTTTATGACCATTGATGCAAAAATTAAGGCTACGGAACAAATGGAAATCTTCGGACCGGTAGTACAACGATGTGTGGCTATTGTACAAGCAGGCATGGCGAATATATCACATATTAAAAATTCCAATGCTATAATGAATAATTATTTTGAGGTGTCTTTCGGCTCTATTCTCCCGAAGAATTTAGTAGAAGACTTACAGAATCTATCAACAGCCGGAGGTGGGAAACCAATCAACAGCCAGGAAACACTTACCGCACGTTCTCCTTATACTCAGAATGTAAAAGAGGAAATTGAGAAAATGAAACAGGAAGAACAAGCGGCTTCAGTCAATAACAATCCGTTAGGACAGATATATCAATGAAAGGGCTAACATTCTACGACAAGCAGCATATACAAAAGGTATTGGCTCAGCAAAGCGAAGTAGCCAATATCTTTAATCGATTTATTCTGTCTATTACCCCATTTCTCAAACAATGGGCAGATCGTAGCAGTGATAATGTATGGCTACGTAATCAAGTTGTCGAAAAATGTGTGGACCGGGAGTTGGATAAGTTGCAGTCTCTTCTTCTCACAAATCTTACAGTCTTCAATATAGACGCATGGAAGCGCTCTGAAATGAAGAATGAAGATTTTATAACAGAATACATCAAGGGTATGGCCATTGATTCTGTAAGGAAACAAGGAATGTTTGCTACAAACAAAGACGCACTCTCTCAGCTTAGGAAAGGGCTTGATGCACGTGGCAATAATCTGTCTCCAATGGTATGGAATCTTGCAGATCAGACAAAAACACAACTCGAGTATTATCTGCAGACAGGTCTATCTGTTGGTAGAAGTTCCTCACAGATAGGTCAAGATCTTAGACAAATCCTAAATAAACCGGACAAACGGTTTCGCCGGGTAAAGGATAAAGATGGGAAACTTGTTATGTCCCAACCAATGAAGAACTATCACCCAGGGCAAGGTATATATCGTAGTTCAAAGATGAACGCATTACGTCTTACAGCTACATCGACCAATATGTCTTATCGTACCGCGGACTATGAACGTTGGAGCGAACAGGATTTTATATTAGGCATCGAGATACACCGCTCAGCAAATAATCGCGGACCATGCAAGATATGTGATGCAATGGTAGGTAAATATCCGAAAACGTTCAAGTTTACAGGTTTTCATCCTTTCTGTATCTGTTTTGCTACTCCGATCACGATGGAACCGGACAGCTTTGCTGATTTCCTGCTAAACGATACAGTTGCGCAAGAACAGGTTATAACAGATATTCCCAAAACAGCAAAGGATTTTGTTGACGAAAATAAAAACAGGGTGCAATCTGCTTTTTGGTATAAGGACAACTTTAGCGAAGAAGGAGATTTGCAAAGAGAGAGAACTCCCCAGCCTACTACACCCGAAGTCATTAAAGTATCAAGAACAAAGCGCATCAAGACCGATGCTGAGAAAAATGATATTCAAAAAAGATGGGATGAACGATTTGTGAGAAACTTCAATCAAACCAAGATTGAGCAAAAAATTGGCATCAAGAGAGGTAAAGAAATGACTTTCGAAGAAGCTAATGAACTACGGGGAAATATAAACTTCGGCAAAGGATATGAATATGGTGTAAACTGTCAATCATGCGTTGTTTCCAATGAATTGAGAAGGCGTGGATATGATGTGACAGCATTACCGAACCTAAAGAAAGCCGGGAATATTCCTTATGAACTATCTGGTAAAACAAATTGGGCTTGGATTGACCCAAAGACAATGACAACACCTGTCAAAAAGAAAGCAGGAGGTGTATACGATATAACCAGAACCGGTGCTTTAAAAAGTAAAAACATAAGTGCCCTTACTAAAGATATTATTGAATTGGTAAAAGAACCTGGAAGATATCATATTGATTTTTCTTGGAAAAGTGGTAATTCGGGACACATAATAACTTTGGAGAAAAAGACTGATGGGAAAATTGTTATTTATGACCCTCAAAATGGAGAAATTGTAAACTGGGCTAATTTATCGAAGAGAATTAAACTACAAAATGGCGTTAATGTACTTCGCGTGGATAATCTTCTAGTAAATACTGATATTATCAACGGAGTAGTGAAGAAATTATAGTAGTGTCTCTGTATAGCCTTTTGGCATAGAAGTAATCCCCATAATATCTGCCGATTGTGTATATGGTGCTAAATGTCCAGTATCATCTTTTACAAGGATAAATTGAGGATATCCAATGCAGCATTCCTTGTCTTCTTTCCGGGATGCTGTATATGCCAAATAGCCTTTCCACTCTCCATAATAGGAAACCTGATCGAATCCATTCTGTAGAGCGAGGATCTTAGCTTTCTCCTTATATTCTTTCTTCTTATCCATATTGCAAATATACTCATTGATTTTGGAATAAAATATATCGGAAGGAAAAAATTACTCCCCTTATATTTTAATAGAAAATCGTTATGATAATCATTGATGCTATTAAGAAAGGCTTGAAAGCCGCTAGTGTAAACGAAAAGTACGCCTCTAAGGTTCAGAAACTTTTCAAAATCGAAAAAGAAGAAGATATTGCTACTTATGTAGCCTTATTCAAAGACAATATTCTTCCTGATCTTGAAGATACATCCGCAGTAGAAAAAGCGAAAAAGGATGCTATCGCTGAATATGAGAAAAATAATGGTCTGAAAGACGGTAAGCCAATCAAACCAGCTAAAAAGACCAAGAAAACAACAGAATCAGAAGAGAATGAAGAAAATGAAGAAGAAGATCTCGAAGGGGTTCCCGCCTCTTTGATGAAACTATTCAAGGCTCAACAAAAGCAAATATCAGAGTTAACCAATAGCGTTACCACCTTAACAGGGAATATTACAACATCCAGCAAACAGGCTTCAGCTAAGGTTCTCTTTGATAACGCAAAATTACCAGAAAAGTGGTTCAAGCGTATCGATGTAAATTCTGAGATATCTGTCGAAGATCAGATTAAGGAATTGGCAGAAGAGTATGCTGAAATTCGCCAATCCGCTGTGACAGATGAAATCGAAAATGGTAACTACACCCCACAATCACAGGTAAAAGACCGTAGTGAAAAAGAGTGGCTGGATATCATGAATAAAGAAGAAGGAACTGGTGAATCCAGCGGTGTCGCTAGTCTTGGTATTGAGTAATAACTAAATTTTATTGTATCATGTATTTAAAAAAAGAAAAAGAATTTCAGTACCATCCCGCCATCATTAAGATGTTGGAGGATGTTGTCGGCGGTGGCACTATTGCCCGTGCTGATTTGAGAAAGGCCCTGTTTGATGGACAACCATTAGATGAATTGCCGCCTTACTGTATCGCAGGACGTGATGAAAACGGTGGTTGGCATGTCATCAAGACAGCTAAAGTGACGGAAGCTGTAGAAGCAGCTGGAAAAGTCATCAAGGTAGCTAAAAATCATCTGTTCGCAGTAGGTGATTTTGTGACTGCCGGTGGAAAATTTGATGGAGCATCCGATAAAATTACTATTATCGACAAGAGTAATGCTGCTTATGACTCTATTACGCTGGCGGCTGCCATTGGTGCAATAGCCAAAGATATGGTATTGGTTACTGTAAAAGCAAAAACTGATGCCGGTTCTGCCGAGGCAACAGTAGAAACATCTGAGGTGGCGATTACGATGGCTAAAGTTGATCTGACTGTTGCTAATCAATCTTGTGGATTGATGGTAAGAGGTACTATTGAGGAACGAAATATGCCATTCCCTCTCGATGCTGATTTGAAGAAGCTTATGCCTCTCATTCGTTTTGTATAATCTATTAATTCATAAATCATTATGGAAAGAAGCTTAATCAAGCAAATTAACAAGAAAAACATGGCGGCACGTCTCAACTCCCGTCATGTAAAACCGATGTATTACCCGAATTTCTTTGGTGTGAAGAGAGTTACTTCATTGAAGTGGGAAACATTGGTTGGTGAAAAAGGCGCTCCGGTTATTGCTGACGTTATTTCTTTCGATGCATCCGCACCGGAGAAAACGCGTGAAGTGATCGGTAAAATGTCTGGTGATATTCCTAAGACCGCTATTAAGCGCTCAATGACTGAAAGTGAATATCAAGAATACAAGCAGTTACAACGCGATGCCCAGGGCGATTCTGATCAATTGGAACTATTAAATCTTGGTTTCAAAGATACCGATTTTGTGCATAATGGTGTCCGTGGACGTATGGAATGGGCTAGTATGCAATACATGTCACGTGGCGGAACCAACTTGACATCCTCTAACAACAACGGCATCGTAACTACGGAATTTGTCGGCGTGGGTATACCTGCTGCCAACAAAAAAGTATCTTCCGTAGATTGGGCTACCGCTTCTACTGCTGATGGTCTTCAAGATATTGAAAATGTACTGGCCGATGCAGTCAAGGAAGGTGTGTCTCTTCGCTATATTATTATGCTTACTACTGAGTTCTCTTTGCTGAAAAAGCAGAAAGCAACTATTGATAAGATTAAAGGCTGGATCAATCAAACGTCCAAGGTCGTTATCACAAAAAAAGTGATTAATGAATATCTTGCAGAACAAGAAAACCCATGTCAGATTATCACAATCAATCCGGCGCTCCGTATCGAAGATAAGAACCACAAACGTACTACTATCTGTCCGTGGGTTCGCAAACGTATTTGTTTCTTAGAGGATTTGCGTGTAGGTGATATCCAACACGGACCAATTGCAGCAGAAGATTCTGAGAGTCTGAGAAAGAAAGCCTTGATGGTAAAGAAAGATTTTGTTCTGATTACCAAATGGTCAACCGAAGAACCATTTAAAGAATGGACCAAGGGAGAAGCAAACGCATGGCCGGTAGTTAATGATCCGGAAGCGATATACATTCTGAAAGCAGACGGTAAAGCATGGGCTGCCGATGAAGCTACAGAAGGAACAGACAATATCCCTGCTAAATTCTTGGGTCAGGAAGTTGAGAAAGAAAACTTAGAAGCAGAAGACGAAGAGTAAATAGTTATGGCAACAATCAGAGAAACAATACTAGAATATCCATCTATTGAGGATATGGAAGGCTTCTTGGATAAGGTAGTCTTCATTAAGCGGGGTATCAACCCTGAAGCAGAATGTACTACTGAAAGCATGAAGCAGGTCGGTCTTTGTGTCGCTGATATGTATGCCATGATGGTAAACTCACCGGATTTCAGTGAAAATAAGCTTTCTATCACTCATCCCCGTTCTTTCTATATTCAGACTGCAAAGCAGCTGTATATAGAAAACGGGGAACCGGAGAAAGCTGCTAAACTTGGGAAACGAATCATTATCAAAGGAAGAGCTGGTAACAGATGGTAAAACGGTATCCACATACGGCAATAGTTACTATTGAGGCTAACGGGCGCTTAGTTGATGGTGAATGGGTTTCTGGGAAACTGGTTGAAATATCTGTCCCCGGACGCTACGACCCGGTAAGCGATGGAAGAATCATTCTCAAACATAATTCGGCTGGTGATGAAGCGCAAGTACATGGCTATTTCTACTCCAAAATGCAACCGCCGGCAGACAGTAAGTTTTTGCGTTTGAAAGTAGCATCAAAGGGTATTGATATACCGGTTATCTGTTGGGAACCTTATCAATCACATTCAATTATCAACGTATGAGAAATGGCATGACTCCCCTATTCACTTTTGATGAAATGGAACGCTGGCTTGAACACTTTCAAAGTAAAGCGGAAGATAAGATGCTTGTTTTCCTGCAAGCGGGTGGGGAGAAGTTTATACAGGTGGCCCGCCAAAGTGGTTCATACAAAGACCAAACAGGCAATCTTCGTTCTTCAGTTGGTTATGTAATAGCCAAAGACGGCGAGGTTGTCAAAGAGAACTTCGTAGAAAGTGATAAAGGGACTGATAAGACAACCGGTAAGTATAAAGGGCGTAGGCTTGCAGAAGAAGTATCTCTGTCTCATGCCGGTGGTTATATATTGGTTGGTGTCGCAGGTATGGAGTATGCGACAGCCGTTGAAGCAAAAGGATATGAAGTTATTTCAGGTGCTAATGCGCAATGTGAGAAATATCTAAGGGATACATTGAAATCAGTTTTTAGCAAGATTTGATTATGGATGAATTTGACGCTGTAGATATAGTTTATAATGCTGTGGCCGCTGCGGGCACCGATGTTGTGATTTATAAGGACAAATCGGAAGCAGGTGTTACTAGTGAGCATATTGTTATTAATCACCTGCAACTGAATGAACTTGACTTTATTAATAAAGTGCCTGTCAATATCAATATCTTCGTTCCCTTGAATGATAATGGAATGAACCAACGTCAACGAATGAAAGAGCTAAAGCGTAAGGTACGAAAATCGCTTGATTCAATCAATAGTAGTGACGGTGTATGTAAAGAAGTGACAGTTCTCTGGAGTGTTCCAATGCCGGACCTGAAAGAGAAATTCGCTTGTACAAATATCAGATTAGAAATTTTAATAGATCAATAATTATGTCAGGAGAAGTTAGACCTATTGCTATGGGCGTAGGTGGAATTAAATTTGGAACAGTCGGTGACGGTGTTCCCGGTGCAGATCTCAAAGATTATCCCCTTCCAACCAAAGGAAGTGTTGCATTTAACTTTGCAGATCCCAAAGAAGTTAAGATTGAAGTAGAGGGTAGTGAAGAACCTTTTTATGTTGAACTGGTGAAAGATACGACAGATTATGTCGAGTTCTCCATCCCTACTCCATCAAATGAGGTTCTTAAAGAACTGGCAGGCGGTGAAGTGGATACAACAGGAGGAAAAAATATCTGGAAAAAGCCTCTTAGTACTCCTTCTATCTCTAAAACGTTCCAGTGTGAAACATTACCTAAAGACGGTAAGAAGGTCGTTTATACCATCGTAAATGGCAAGATCGCCTCAAAGATTTCACAGGCTCCCGGATCAGAGCAAGCAGAGTTGTTGCTTGTTCGTGTATATATGCAAGCTGCTGTTACTGCAGACGGTAAGAGACAGACTGCTTTCATGCGCGAAGTAGTTACTATTGCCGGAGGCGGAGAAGCCCCAGCGAATGCTGCGAATGTCGAAGGCGGAGAAGCTGCTCCAAGTGGTGCGAAAAAATAAATAACGGTTCTGTATAGCTCAGTTGGTTAAAGCGCTACATTGATTATGTAGAGACCGGCGGTTCGATTCCGCCTACAGGAACAAACTATTGAAGGATGGAGCTGAAAGTATTGAAGGTTAGTTGCAAATAACCGGAAGTATTGCCCGGAAGTACAACGGGCTAGGCTCCTTGATGAAATTATGAGTATAAAGAATTTATTTCAGCAAGAGTCTGAATCCGTTACGGATCAGGCTGTCAAAATTCCATTCGAATTTACTAACCGGGATTCTATTCCTAAAGGAAAGGACCCCGGCAATTGCATAGTTATAAAGCCTGTCACCGTTCGGACATGGTTTCGGATACGCCCTTTCCTTCTTGAAGTCGAGAAAGAAGATCTTGATAAGATGATTGTGAAGGACGGAGAACTCAATGCAGACTTTCCGGAACTGATGAATAAATACGGAGGATTGCTTTTTGACATCGTCTGCCTCGGGATTCACAATAAGCCTAGTGATCCTCCGGAATGGTTCAAGAACGCTCTCGCAGACAATACGACATGGGAGGATATACGGATCCTGTTTAATGCAATTATATATCGCATAGGGTATCACCCTTTTTGCACCTCTATCACGATGCTTCGGAACGTGAGCCCGCTACGAGAGACGGAGATAATAGCCGCTCAGAAGAATTTGCAAAGTTGGAAGGATGCAACCAAAGCAGATTCCTAGTGATTGTAAAAGAAGCTCTAGGATTAACGTTTAACCAGACGTTGGATAGTAGCTATGGATTGATAGAGACATTACTGCAGGAGTACTCATTTGTAATGAGAGAGCGTAATAAGATTACTGATGAAGACGGTAAAGTTGAAGGTAGAGATTATGAATGGGTAGAACTACCCTCTTTTGATGATCCTAGTAAGACGATCAGGATAAAGAAGTATAACGATATAGCCGGTAAGGTCAAGGGTTAAGGTAATTTGCTGTTGTGTTTATATATTAGGTTAACTGTTTTTTTTATTAAATTGGTTTAGAGTATTGTGGTCCCTTGTATCTGTGAAGATATAGGGGATTTTTTAATATCCCCTTTTTATCTCAGCATCTACGCTATCCATCATCTTTGTTATTTCGACATTATCCCTTTCCAAATTTTGGATAATACGGGATTGGTAAGTGATCATCCCTTCAATTCTTCCTTTTTTGAGTCCGAGGCTTAGGCCTCTTTGAAAAGCTTCCTGTAGTTCTTTCTTCCGGAGAACGCTATTCACTCCGTTTTTTCGTTCATTTTCCTTGGTCATGGTGCTAATGAATGTTTGGTTTATATATTATAAGAAAAGGCTATCTTTTCCCTATTCTTTCCGACCAAGGAACATAATCTTTCATTTACACTAGGGATTATGTAGCAAAGGGAATTGATAGCCTATATTGTGATATAGTAGGCTTGTCAACTCCCCTAGAGTAAATCAAAAAATTGTTCCTTGGTCTTAGAACACTGCAAAGATGCTTATTCTTCTCGAAATAGCCAAATTTTAGCTTCTCTTTATATTTTAAGAATAAATGCTATGGGTATTCAAAATAAAGACGGAGCGTTATATTTTGCGACAGGAATAGACAACTCGGGGTTATATTCCGGGCGCCGAGAAGCAATAGGAATTATCAAGGCGATGGCCGGTGAGATCACTTCTTTTGATGTATTCGGTGGGATTGGTATAAGTGCGGGCATTGCATTTGCCCAGGCCGCCAAAGGTGCATACGACTTTGAAAAGCAGTTCCAACAAAGTATGAAAGAAGTTGCTACCCTTTCAAGCGGAATAAAGGGCAGTCTAACCGATTATATGAATCAAGTCGTAGAACTGACCCGAGAGGTGCCGGTACTTGCGAATGATGCGGCTAAAGCATTGTATCAAATTGTATCTGCCGGCCATGACGGCGCTGATGGTATGAAAATTTTAGAAGTATCCGCTAAAGCTGCCATCGGTGGAGTTACCGATACAGCAACGGCGGCAGACGGTATCACTACCCTATTGAATGCCTATAAGCTTGATGTTTCAGAAGCTGAGAAAATATCAGATCAACTATTTACTACCGTCCGGCTTGGTAAGACCTCATTTGGAGAGTTAGGCAAGAGTATTGCGCAAGTTGCGCCTGTTGCTGCCGCCTATGGTGTGGAAGTAGATCAGGTCTTAGCCGCTGTTGCTACCCTAACCAAACAAGGTACGCCTACAGCGCAAGCAATGACTCAAATACGTGCTTCCATTATTGCAGTATCCAAGGTGCTCGGTGATGGCGCATTTGATAACAGGACCTATCAAGAGGCGCTAGCAGAAGTTGCTAGACAGGCAGGAGGCTCGGAAGCAGAACTTCGTAGATTAGTTCCAGAAATCGAGGCGGTCAATGCAGTTCTTGGATTGACAGGAATTAACGTCAAAGAGGCTGCCGGACATTTGGAAGAAATGCAAAATGCCACAGGCGCAGCAGAAACAGCTTTTAAAGAAATGGCTTCTTCTGCTGATAATCAAATGAAGCTACTGGGGAATAACATAACGGCCGCCCTTCGCCCGTTAGGACAGGAAATCTTAAAAGAAATATCTGCCGCAGCACAATCTATGAACGAAGCCTTTAAAGATGGCAGTGTTCAAGAGGCATTGAAAGATATAGGTGCCTTAATAGTCGTCGTTACGACTGCCCTTGCAGGATACAAAGGAAGTATTTTGGCTGTAAGTACCGCTAAACAAGTACATGCAACAGTTACAGCTATTGTTAACAAGCAGCGGACTATTGAAGCGGCTAACTTGGTATTGACTAAAGGCACGTATGCCGTTGAAGCTGCAATGATTGCCAAAAACACATCTGCACGTGTTTTATTGACAAAAGCTCTCAAGGCCCAAACGATTGCACAATTAAAAAATGCAGCAGCGATGCTAACCAACCCTTATGTGCTGGCTGCCGCTGCATTTGCAACGCTCGGTTACGCAATATACCATGTGGTAACGGTTGAGACAGAAGCTGAAAAAGTACAGAGAAAATATAATGAAGCATGCAAAGCATATACCGAACAAGCTGATAATTTGAAAAAAAGTGCTACAGATTTACTTTCAACGATACGCGATGAGACTTCTGCAAATTATGAGAAAGTTATAGCATATAATAAGCTTCAAAGCATTATGCCAAATATTTTTAAGAATATGGATATTGAAAAACTTAAATTGATGGATATCCTTTCTTTAAATAAGATGATCGCAGAAGAAGTTCAGAGACGTGCACGAATTGGAGCACAAACCAAATTGATTATGGCTCAACGTAATTATGACTCAATTCAGTCTTTAATTGCTGAAGATTCAAAACGTGGAACTTATTCCGGACAATATGACATACAACTTGGCAGGGCTAAAATAGAAGTTGATGCAGCTCAAAAGGTTGTAGATAATATTGCAAAGATTCAAAAACAAGCGAAAGAAGAAGATAAAAAAGAAAATAAAAAGGCGGAGATTCAAAATAAAGCCTTTTGGACCAAGCAAAAAGATGATGCAACGAAAGCACTAGATTCAATAGCTTCGGCTCAAAAGAAATTGATGGATGCTGGAAATTTCAAAGGGATTGATGCTACTGTCATTACTGCTTACAAAGAAAATATCAAAAAACTAAAAGAAGCAGAGAAAGAATTAAAAGTTTATGATTCATTTTCCAAACAGGATGATAAGGCACAAAAATTACGTGAAGAACAAGAAAAATATAAACTCCTGTTAGAGAAACAAAAGTTTGAACAGGAACGAATAAAAGAAGATTCAGCAAATGAACTTGAGCAGATTGAAATCAATAAACTTAAAGAAAGCAGTGAAAAGGTTCTAAGGCAAAGAGCACTCAATCATCGGCTAGAATTACAGGCTATTAAGCGCGAAATCGAGGATAAGAAACGGAAAGTAATAGAAGATGCACAAGCTGCTTTTGAAATCAATCCTCAAAATAAAAAGAAGGTTTTTAATGCAGATGTTTTCATCAATTCAGAATCTACGAAAAAACTGTTTGCTTCATTCGATAATATAGCAAAAGAAGCTACAATCGCTACCAATACAAAGTTTGATCGCGGAGACGATTTATCTGACCTGTTGAATCAGTATCAGGATTATACAGACCAACGTCTTGCGATTGAACGAAAATTCAATGAAGATATTGCCATCTTGCAGGAACAACGAAAACAAGCAGTAAAGAATGGAGATACAGATCAAGTAGAACAGATTGATCGTTCCATCACCCAAGCTACAAAAGATAAGGGTATGGAACTTATGAATATGGACTATAATAAGCTGAAAGAATCTCCGGAATACGTTCGTGCCTTTGAGAATTTGAAAGAAACATCTTCTGAAACTCTTAATTCTCTTCTTTCTCAACTAGAGAATGCAAAAGGGACAGCAGCTAAGGTATTATCTCCGGACCAACTTCGTGAATATACTAGCACTATTCAATCAATCATGGATGAACTGGATTCACGTAATCCGTTTCAATCATTATCTGACAAGAAGAAGGAACTGGCAGAAGCGGAGGAAGAACTAGCTAAAGCGCAAATTGAGTTAGAGAATGCCCGGACCCAGGCGGAAGCAGTGAAAGGCGGTGCTATGATTGAGAACGGTGTCAAGTCTTCTAAGTATAATCCCAAGACCGGAAAGATCGATTCAACTAAAGCTTATCTAACCGAGGCGCAGGCGTTGGATAAGGTGAAGGAGAAAACGGATAACTACAATGAAGCAAAAGACAAAACGACGAAAGCCAGTGCAAAGGTACAAGCTGCTGAAAGGAAAGTGGCAAGCGTTATCGGAGAACTCGGTGACGCTTTAAAAGATCTAGGTTCAGCTATCGGCGGACAAGCCGGTGAAATTATAAGTATCATTGGCAATATCGGCACCTTCGCCATGACAGCGATGAATGGCGTAGAAACGGCATCAACAACGGCATCAACTGCAATCAAAGCGGTTGAAAAAGCATCTGTCATTCTCGCCATCATCGGTGCAGCTATGCAGATAGCAATGAAAATCTTCGACCTGTTCGGCAAAGACGACACAACAGAAAAGTATGAGAAAGCCAAAGAAGCTTATGAATCTTATATCAACATTCTTGATAGAGTGATAGAAAAGCAACTGGAATTGGCTGAAACTCTTACAGGAGATAATGCGAATGCTGCTTATGATAAGGCCCTTGAAATGATAAGGCTACAGAATGAGAATGCACGTGTTTTAGGTAAACAATACTTGAACTCTGGTGCATCCGGCAAATCACATTCAAAGGGATATACTGAAGTGGAAGATATGTCCATGGAGGGGTGGAAGCAAGCGGCAGATACGCTAGGTATGAGCGTCGATGAATTTAAAGACAAAATGGGCGGACGCATGGCCGGTCTGTTTGATTTGACAGATGAACAACTTGCAAAACTTCAAGAAAATGCTGGGATCTTCTGGTCACAACTTGACTCTGACACTCAAAAATTCGCGGATCAGATAGTGGATGGTGTTACCCAGGTTGCAGAGGTTGTCGAGCAGAAGATCACCGATGCTACTCTCATTGATATAGACGGACTTCGTTCAGACTTTCAGGATCTGCTTACAGATATGGATGCCGATAGTGCTGATTTCGCAGATAACTTTGAAGAATACATGAGAAATGCTATTCTAAACTCAATGCTCAAAGAGGACTATATGAGCCGACTAACAGCTTGGAGAGAGAAGTTTTACAAAGCTATGGATGATGGAGTAACCGAAGAAGAATATAATGCTTTAAAAGCTGAAGGCCAACAGATTTCCGATGACATGAAAGCCAAACGGGATGCGTTGGCAGAAATGTATGGATGGAACAAAGACGATGAACGTGAAGCTTCAAAGAAAGGTTTTGCTTCCATGTCACAAGACTCTGCTGATAAACTGGATGGTAGTTTCGCTGTTATGACTTCTCACACATACTCAATAAACGAAGGAGTCAAGCAAATACAATTGAGTACAGATAAGATCATAGAGAAGCTTGTATACTTATCCAGCATGGACAAAAATATAGGTGAAATGATGAAACATAGCGATCTTGTCATTACTTACCTGTCAGACATAAGTAGTCATACGGCACGCCTTGAAGCTATTGAAAAGGCTATAGAATCTATCAGAATGGGGATTGACACATTGAACACTAAAGGCATAACACTGAAGCGATGACAGGACAATTTTACTTAGACGGAATAGATGCATATACCAGTTTAGGGATATGCGTTACAAAGGGAAGCTACAATAATCTTGTAGCCTTCCCTGCTATCAAAGAACCGGAAAAAAACGACTGGCCGGAAGAAGATGGGCAAGAATTTGACCTTTCTAATATTGCCCTAAACACAAGTGATATAAGCATTGAATTTGCATATATGGGCAGTATGGGTATTGGCGGACTAATTGATAAGCTCTCGGACCTGAGCTATCATGAATTTCGTTTTCCACTCATTGACAGAACATATACCCTACGTTTGTCTTCTCAAAACAGTTATGTAATCAATACGGGCCTTGAAATTTCTAAGTTCACTCTTACAAATGACTTTCTCCGTGAAGCCAACTATGAGTATCAAGAACCTATTAACGATAGTGACCTCCCATTTCCAAAGGGCTATGAGCTTGACGGTAAAGATCTGACCGACTATGGTGTAGTAGTATTGAAAGGCAGTACAGCAGAGATACTGAAAACTCCTGCGGTAAAGAAGAACCTGCTGCAAAATTTCAAGTACCAGGACGGAGCCATCTACGACGGGAATGCCGTAAAGTTTCAAACTAAAGATGTAGCTATAAAATGCGCAATGCGAGCTAAGACGATCGAAACATTCTGGCGCAATCGTGATGCTCTACTTCATGACTTGACAAAGCTACATTTAAAGACAGATGATGAAGGATATGAGTATTCCGATGCGGAACGTATATTTTATTGTGACGAGTGGAGTGAAAGCTATCCCTGCTATTATAAGAACTGTCAGACAAACAGTTTTACTCTGAATAACGGTGTATGGTGGGAATTTACCTTGAAGCTCGTATTTACCAGTTTCCGGATTGGAGAAACGGAGTTCTTACTTGCATCCGAAGCTGGTGAGTTTATCATAACAGAGGACGGAGAATTTTATATAGACTTAAATTGAAGAGACTATGAATGAAAAAGAAATAAATGGAATCGTAATTAAAGGAGAGTATCATGAGGCGATACAATGGGACCTGGAAGGATTCAAATGTCACAAATGTTCCCTTTATGAAATTTGTGATTGTATAGCAACTTGTACATTATCAGATATGTCTCTTTGTGAGCATATTACTGATAATAAATTGTCTGTGTTTGTCAATCGCGGAAAAGTAAAAATAGAAAAAGTATAGAAGCCATGCCATTAAAAAAGAAAAGAATATCAGAGTTGAACGAAGCCAGCGACATGAAAGGCTTCTACACCATCGGCTATCGAATTGTCAGCGGTGTTAAGACCAGCCTTAAATTCGGGCTAGAGAAGATGCAGACAGCCTTAGATAATATGCTCAAAGCTACGAGCGATGCCAAAACCGCTACTACCGATATGCGGCAATTAGAAGCTGCCGTTGAAGAGAATGAATCAACTCGTGAAACTGCTGAGTCTCGTCGTAACGCTTCCGAGCAATCAAGGCAGACAGCTGAAACGGGACGCTCAAGAGAAGAACAGGCCCGGGAAGCTGCTGAATCAGTGCGTATCACTAATGAGAATGCTCGCAAAACGGCTGAAACTGGACGTTCCTCTGCTGAAAGTAATCGTGTAACCGCAGAAGGTAAGCGAGTAACAGCCGAAGGTACACGCGAATCTAATGAGCAAACGAGAAAGAATGCTGAGACTGCCAGAGGCACGGCAGAATCCGAACGCGTATCTGCCGAAACAGCTCGTAAGTCTGCCGAGTCTGCTAGAGTTACCGCAGAAGGAAAACGGGTAACAGTCGAAGAAGCACGTGTCTCAGCTGAAACAGCTCGTTCCTCTGCTGAGAATACAAGAATACAGAATGAGGATGCCCGTAAAACGGCTGAGACCGCTCGCGCGACCGCAGAAGGAAAGCGTGTTACGGCTGAAACCAGTCGTGTGGACACAGAAAATAAACGTGTCTCTGATGAACAAACACGCAAAAGCAATGAAGAAACTCGTAAAACAGCCGAAAGCGGGCGTTCCTCTGCTGAATCGGAACGTGTGAAGGAAGAAGATAAGCGCAAAACGGCTGAAACGACTCGTTCTACTGCTGAATTAGACCGTGTAACAGCAGAAGAAAAACGGAAAGAAGCTGAAGTCACAAGGGAAACGAATGAAACTTCTCGTGTGGCAGCCGAGACCGCCAGGGGCACGGCAGAATCCGAACGCGTATCTGCCGAAACCGCTCGTAAGTCTACGGAAGCAGACCGGGCGTCGGAGGAAAACAAAAGAAAGGCTGCTGAAACTTCCCGGACCACTGCTGAAACAGCTCGTTCCTCTGCTGAAAATACAAGAAAGCAGAATGAAGAGGCCCGAAAATCTGCTGAAACTCTTCGCGGATCAAACGAAACAAAACGCGTGAATGCTGAAACAGAGCGTGTAGAAGCAGAGTCTCAACGTAAGTCTGAGTATGCCGGTATTGTGCAAGAAATGGCATCTGCTACGGAAGATGCTACTGCTCAACTAGATACTGTAAAGAAGGCCACTGACGATGCGAATGCTGCAAAGAATGCGTCTGTAACACAAACAGAGCTAGCAAAAAAAGCTACGGATGCGGCTAATACTGCTGCTGGTAGTGTCAATGCAGCAAAAGAAGCTGCTACTACTGCGGCGGCAGGCGCCAATGCTGCTAAAACAGCTTCAGAAGCCCAAACAGCTCTGGCAAAGAAAGCAACGGATGATGCAAACGCAGCTAAAAATGCATCTGTAACACAGACTGGTTTAGCGAAAAAAGCAACGGATGATGCCAATGCAGCAGCATTGGCCGCTAACAATGCAGTATCCGGTGTTGACGCTAAAGTGCAAGCAGCTATCGACAAATTGGTAGCCGGTGCTCCGGACGCTCTTGATACATTGATTGAGTTAGCGAACGCACTTAATAATGATCCGAACTTTGCAGCAACTATGGCAACAGAGTTAGGGAAAAAGCTCAATATAACTGATATCGTTAATAATCTGACGACCGGGGAGACTAGTAAGGTTCTTTCTGCTGAACAGGGTAAGGCATTGAAAGCTGCTCTGGATGCACATAATCACGATACAGTATATGAGAAGATTATTACTAAACTAACTGCCTTCAATAAGAATTTCGGTACGGCTGCCGGAACCGTGTGCGAAGGTAACGATGCCCGCTTAAGTAATGCAAGAGCTCCGTTATCTCATACACATAAGAAAGCAGATATTAGCGACTTCCCAACTTCA